TGATGACATGGCATACTTCTCAAAGTTAGCTGAAGATTAAACTGTTGTCGTAAACCGTTTAACCCCGCCTAGTGCGGGGTTTTTTATTGGTTAGACAACTCTTGTCGAATCAAATATCATACGCTCAAATGAATCTTCATGGTTACGAACATCTGGTATAGGTTTTTTAACAGGCACAGATAGTTGTGATGTATTAAGATTTGTATTGTTTGTGGTTGATACTGGACTTTTTGGTGCTGGTGCAATTTTATTATCCAAGTTTTGTTTTTGCACTTCATTCAACTTTTGTCCTGCATTAGAATTTTCACGAATTAGTTTGCCACTAACTCCACGTTTATCAGCATCAAATTGTAATTCAGGTTGTTGTGTACCAGCAGGTTGCAATTTTGTTACATTTCTGCCTTCACTATCAATGTGGTCTACACCTCTTTGGCGTTCATCTGCTGTGGTGCCTGTTTTTGGATCCCAACCAATTTCTTCCAAATACTTATCTTGCATTTCTTTATCACGCCAGAATAAGTATGATTTTTTATTTTTAGGCCTATCTGCCAACACTCTCATTCGTTTTTTCTCAACAGCTGTTGTTTCTGCGGAGGCTTCCAAGATGGCAGTACTGACAGCAGCAGGGTCACCAGCGCCGAGAATTTGTTTTGTTGTTTCTTCCGGATTTTCATCATTATACAATAAAGATAATAATGCTGCGCCAGCTGTAACATACAATCCCAAAGGTGACAACAAAAACATTCTCATCATAGCAGGTACAGCTTTAGCCGCAACAGCTGCAGCAGTAGCCACACCTGCACCGGCCGCCACAGCAGCTGCAACAGTTCCTGCACCTATACCTGTATTTGATGGTGCAACTCTTACTGCTTTTCTTTTTATCTTATTACCAGTCAATAACTCCAGTGCATCCAAAACTTCTTGATGGCGTCTTTCTCTTTCCATCTCAATTTCTTCCATCTTGTTATCACTAAGTTCTTTTCTACGCAATTCATTTTCATGCGTAGTTGACATTAGTTTATACATTTTGGTGAGAATACCATTCAAATCACCTGCCACATCCTCTTTTGGTAGTGGTTTAATTTTCTCTGCACGAATTTTACTTTCACGGATTGGTTTGAAACGACCAGAGAAGTATTGAATATCTTTTGCATCTCTACCCAACATATGGCCAAGAAGAGCAGGACCCAAAGAAGAGCCAAATGTCAAAAACTTGGCAACATTCAAAGGATCAAACTTCTCTGTTATGCCCTTAACTCTACCACGAATCTTTAATGATATACCTTTTTTAATACCTTTACCAATACTCTTTTCATACATTATCTGATCCGATATTAAATCGGTCAGTTTAGTACCTCTAATTCGCTTGGCTTGTTGATAGGTAATACTCATTTGTTTCTATCTTTCTTTTGTTGGTATACTGAACTGTCATTACCACTCTTTTCATATTGGGAAGCTTGTGAACTATTAACACCAACATTTGTGTTATTGATTATTTGTTGAATTGAAGTGAATTCTTGCATGGCTTCAATCATATCTTTTCTGTCTTTAGAACTGATATCAAGTTGTGTGCCTGTAACGGGAATTGATGGTATAGTTTCTATTTTAAGTCCTTTTGACACCAATCTTGTCTGCAAAATTGATTCAAAGTCTTTGACTTTTATTGTAGTTAATTCAGGATTCTGTTCTTTTGGATCATTCAGTTTTGCCTTGACCATGGCATCACGCACAGTAACATCTTCACCATTTTTAGCTGCACGATTAACAGCAACGGCACCAGCAGGACCAATGTAATGTGCCATGTACATATTGCCTGGAGTTGGTGTAACACCATTTCTTTTCAGATATGCTTCGTTGCCACGATAAAAATGTTCATTCATTTCATCCTGTAACTTTGGAGTGAACTTTGCATCCATTGGCAAATTCATTTCTTTTATTACACCGTCCAAAGTTGAAGCAACAAACTGATACTTACCAACAGCACCAGTGTTTTTCTTTGTTTTGTTTCTATATTTTTGGAAATCTTTGACTTCAGCCAAAGTCATTTCTGAAAGTTTTTTACCACTGTATTGTTCCGCCGTTTTCAATCCAATAATGTTGACAATTTTGCCATTTTCCATTCTATCACCAAATGCAGCATCATAACCAGCACCGCCACCCTCAGCAGCACCCACAGTCTTTGCGATAGACAGTCCTCCTAGACCCACGGCCGCTGTGGTTGCAACCTTTGCAGCGGTTTGACCAGTTACAGTAGGTTGAACTTTTGAAACTGTTTGGCCAGTAATCTTACCTTTAACTTTTGATGCCAGTTCTTTACTTTTTTGGACGAAATTCGGTAATATACCTTCTTCTTTAGGAACTTCCTTTTCGTCTTTCTTTAACTCTTTTTGTGATTCTTTGCCGGTTTCTTTTTTCTTTTTCGGTCCCATTCTACGGACAGTTAAAGCTTTCAATATCTCTTTATGTCTCCTCAAATCCTCATTATCATATTCTTCTTTCCTATTTTCATCCAATTGAGAAAGTTTCTGTCTATTGGATTCAATTTTTACCATTAGTGCATATAATGCACCAAGTATTTGTATATTAGATGATGAACTTGAGAATTGTGCGTCATCATTTACATTCAACGACTTTAACAACTTGGAAGTTGTTCTTGTGGTTTGGTCTGATAATTTTGGAGAAACGACATCATCTGGCACAAAGTCACTGGCCATTTTGCTGCGTGGTCGTTTTGTTTCTTGCTCTATCATTTATTCTTCTGTCGTTCTTTAAGTTTTTGGTTTTCTTCCTCAATATATTGGATTAACATAGTCACATAGATATCTCGTTCCCAAGGTAACATGTTTTCAAGTTCAGTCAGACTATACTTATGGTGTTGCATCAATGAAAAGTTAGTCTTATAATAATTCCTTAAGTCATCATAACGAAGTGTTAACCGAAAAAATTTTCGAGGCCCTCCACATCAAACGAATGGTCAAAACCACATTTTGAACACTTCATGTTTACTCTATGATTCAACTTTGGCATATTGTTGAAGAAGTGTTCAATCTTTTCAAATTGTTCTTGGTTCAAATTTTCAATAAATTCCAACATTTCTTCTGTTGGTGTTTCGTTTGCATAATAGAATTGTTCACCATCAAAAATGTATTCAACAGATTTTGCAATCATATTGAATGTTACATCAGCAATGTTATCATATTCGATTGTATCTTTTACCAATCCAAATTCTGGATATTTCATTTTGATGATAAGTTTTTCGGTCAATTTAATTTCAGAATTTACACCTTCAACAAATTCAGGTTTAATTTCTGTCAAATTAACTTTTGATTCCATGCTATTGCCGCAAGGTTTACCATCAACATCGTTGTTGCAACGGTATTTTGATTCTGCAATTTCACCGACAGACTTTGCTCTCAGGTTGATAAAATAATATTCCACATCCAAAATTGGTATGGTGTCAATATCAAAATTATCAGAGAGTGTACACACCTTCAATATCTCACGCACATTGTGCTGGATTGTTGGTGCATCACCAGATTCCATTGCCATCAGCAATGATTTTTGTTCTTTGACTAAAAATGGTCTAAATTTTATAGTTTTCTTAGATAAAGGTAGTTCAAGTTCATAGGTTGGCACTTCAAGTTTTGGTAAAGCCATAATAACTCCTCAAGTTTAAAATATATTAAAGAATGAATTTTGATTCCAAGAATTGTTTCTAAATTCAGTATATGCAAATGTCACAGTCAAACGATGATAACCTTCTGAACTCCAGTCCAAATCCAACTGGTTGACCGATATCGGAAAAGCCTCAATCAATTCAACGGCATAGGTTAGTTTGTTTGAAACATCATATTGATTGATGAAGATTGATGTAGCGTAATCTGACCTAAAATTAAAATTATTTGTTGTTTTTGGGTTTATCAGTTCCAACCAACCATCGAAGAAATACTTTGTTGCCATCGTATCATCAACAATAAAAGTCAAATCTATGTCATTATATGTGGTCAGATATGGTAACTTTTCAATAGGACCATATGTTTTTCTTTCGGTAGTTGCAAGTGTACGACCTGGCAACTCAGCATTTTCGCAACGGTACATCAATTCTCTGGATGATGTAAGTGTTGATGCAACCAAAGTTAATGGTGCAAGGATACGCACATCAAAACGACTTGAACGTGCAGGGTCTCTGGTGAAACTGGATTTGAAATCGGCTATACTTCCTGCCATTTTATGAAGTCCTTATTTCGTTGACTGAATCTTGCCAAACTGCCTTGGCTTGTTCCTTTTTGAATTGGTGTACAGGTAAGTACATCGCAATGTCCCATTCCTGTGGTTCAACCGCAAGAATTCTTGATTTTATATGAGAATACAGATACTTTTTCAAACACGGTCTAAATTCTCTATATTTTGACGAAGCGTTCAGAATAGGGTATGTTATCCTGATTCTTTTTATCTCATCCTCATCGTTGTAAATTGCAAGTGGTAATAATTTCTTTGCAAAAACGATTCTGTGTCTGATGGGTAAGTAATGAAAATTCAAACCCAAGAAACCATCAGATTCTCTTTTCAGAGGCATCACCAATGGAAACCTGTCATAATATGGCATATCGTCTTTACCCTTTGGATCATACACAAAGTAATATAAACCACCCATAAGAAACTTTTGTTTATCACTTGAGCGTGTAAAACGAGACTTTTCTTTGGTGATTGGTAATGCCAACCTAGAAGGGTTTCTTAGGTCGTTGATTCGTTGCATCAACCAAGCAAGAGAATCACGACTCATTGTTTGATGGTCGAGACTAACTTTTTCTTGGTGTAATGTTGTAAGTATGGATGGTTTTGTAGTCATCTCATATTTAGGTTATAGTCCGAGATGTTCCTCTGTGAAGATTTTGAATTCCCAACCACGGTCCAAGCAGTATTCATTTGCAGCCTTCCATTTGGCTTGATTGACACCCCAGGTCGCAACTTCTTGTATGTACTGTTTGGTGATTCGTTTCTTCTTTTCTGGTTCTTTGGTCTGTTTCTTGGGTTTAACCTCAATCATCATGGTCTTGGTCTTACCATCAGCAGTTTTGACTTTGACCAGAAAATCTGGGAAATATCTGTGTTTTCTACCATCTACTGGTGAAATGTAAGGCACAATCAATTCTTCTGATGCCCATGATATAACATTCGGATTTTTGTCGAGCCAATTCATCACTCTAGCTTCCCAGGTAGAGCGATATATGATATTTGTGTGGTCTCCTGCGTATTTTGCAGGATTTGTAGGTCTAAATGTTCCAGAATATGCCATAAATACTATGTATAATCTTTTCTCAAACAAAATGGCAGACTATAAACAAGACGCATCCGGCAACTATTACCTTGTGAGTCCAAAAACCACACCAGCAACAGAAGTACCATTGAGTCCTGTTCAAAGTTATGGTGACATAAATCAAGGTACATCATATTCCACAAATAGAACCCCTTTTGGTGGCGGTATTACTGTTGCAACCAATAATGATTCTGTCACAGGTCCAATGGCATCACTTTATAAGAACAAATATGCTTATACAAGTTTAGTTTATCCTTTGGATGCAGGTTATATTGGAAAAGGACACACAGTACAATTTGATATTAGTGATATAAAACCTGTAGAATTGGAAAATGTTGAAAGTACAGTAAATGATTTTGTTGGCCAAATTCAAAGTAACTTCGGAACAATATCTGCAGCACAAAAAACTGTAACAACAGCAGCCGGTCAAGTGGTTGATGCTTTCACACAAGCTGGCGAATATTTAAAAAATAGTTCAACAGGAAAGATTGTTAATGATGCGGTTGAGGCTTTCGCAAATGCACCTAGATTGGATTATGGACCACAAGTCACGAAAACTGTGTCAACAATACGATTGAGTATGCCTGACACCTTGAATTTTTCATATGGTATACAATATGATAAATTGAGTGTTGCTGATGCAGCTGGTTCGGTTCCATTGGTTGGTCAAATTGCTAGAGCTATCACTTCTGGTATAAAAGATAATGCTGCAGGAAGATTGGCCTTAAATAAATTGGGTTATGTATTCAACCCACAAGAACAACAAATTTTTGAAGGTATTGATTTCCGTGAATATGAAATGACTTTTGTATTTACACCAATTTCTGAAAGAGAAGCGAATACAGTCAAAGAAATCATTAAAACATTCAGAAAGTATGCGGCACCGACAATCAATAACAAGTTGTCTGGTTTCTTCTTTACACCACCGTCCGTTTTTGATGTTTCTTTCTTTTTCAATGGTCAACCAAACTATAACTTAAATCCAATAAGAAGAAGTGTGGTAACAAACATTACTGTTGACTATGCACCAAATGGCTGGGCTGCACTTAGAAACGGCGCACCTGTACAAACAACAATGACAGTTTCGTTCAGAGAAACAGAACTTGTCGATAGAACATCAATAGAGTCTGAAAGATGAAATATTTCCAAAGTACTCCAAAAATAGCGGTAACAGACAAATATGGTAATTCTGTTATATACAGAAATATCATGTCTAGACTGAGTATTATACCTTCCGTTTTGAAGAATCCATTGTTATATTATGAATATGATGTGCAAGAAGGTGATACACCTGAGATTGTTGCATACAAATACTACGGTGATGTTAATCGTTACTGGATTGTATTATTCAGCAATCAAATGATGGACCCACAATGGGACTGGCCACTGGATTATAGAAATTTGGTATCTTATATTGAGGACAAATACCAGAATCCTACTGGAATACATTCATATCAAAAAATTATAACATTGACAAACTTGTTGGAAAATACCACAACAGTTAACACATACAATATAAGCGAAACTGAATATGATGATATTGTGGAAGAAACAAGAACTATTGAAATG